GAGGCATAACCATTGAGGCTGCTAACTTGTGTAGGTTACCAACTAAATCAGTACTAAATACTTTTGTCTCGATGTATCTGGCTGCTTTAATTTGCTGCACATCATAGATAAACTTGTAACGTTTGCCATTTACTTCGGTGTATTTAACAGGCTTACCTTCAATCTTATCATCTAAAAAGTCAAGGGTTGCCTTTAGGTTGTTAAACTGCTTTACGCTTAGGCTATCTACCTGGGTGTCCGTAAGGTTAAAGATTATACCTACTAACTTACTTTCAACGTCTAAGGTAGTCCAATCCTTCTCAGGCTTTGTAACTATTGGATAGATTTGTTGGTACTGCCATACTGTTAATTCGTTCCAAGTCATAATTTTTCTATTTCTTTTTTAACTTCTTGCCACCAATCTTTTGCTATGCAGTTATCATCTTCGTCAAAAGCAATCGGGTTAGAAGCAATTATTTCGTCTACCGCTATTAAGGCAAGTTGCCAACATTCATATAAACTATAAGAAGGGCAAGATATATTATTTATACCAAATGTATAAAACTTATCTACTAATTCTTGCGCCTTTTCTTTAGGTGTCATTTTCTTAGTTTTAACATTATCTCATAAGCAAGATGCCCACCTATGTAAGCTAACGCTGCCAAAGGTAAGCAAATTGCAAAGAAGTACAATATTTTTATTACTTTAAGGATACGGCTACACTTGTTGTGCTACTCTTAGCAGGTGGGTAAACTCTTGTAACCTCGCCAGTAACTCCGTTAATAATATCAAGTCCTTGATGCGGAACTTTCTTTAAGAAATCTTCCATATCCTTTTTTCTCTTACTCGCATCATTATAGTCAGCCATAATCTCCTCGTATGCAGGACTTTCACATTTGCTAAAGTCATACTTAACCCCTACTTCTCTAATGTTAAACTTTGCGCTCATATAGTCAAAGTCCTTGCCATTAAGTACGGCTGCTTGTAATACTGCATCTTTATAGTCCTTATTTGCCTTTAGTGTTTCGAGCATATCCTCTAAGGCTTTAACTTGTAGATGTGTTTTTAACGGGTCAAGTTCCCCTGCGTTTAAGCGTTCAATTAATTGGTGGGTAAACTCCACCCTTTGTTCTTTTGTTGTTTCAAAGATTTGTTGAAGTTCCATTTTATATTGTTTCGGGTTTGTAATTATCTATGTCAAAAAAGCCAATTTCTGACTTATGTTCTGGTCTCCTTAATTTACGCTTTGCAGGTTCGTAACCTTTCTCATGGCAGTAAGTAAGTATCTCTAAGTAAGTCGCATCAATGTTAGTCATCATTATGCTAATCGGCTCACTTGCGTAGTATTTGTCTATGTATTCTTTTGTGCTTTGGGTCATAGTTTTTAATTGTGTAGTCAGTTAATGCTGCCATTACAAAACCTGTTGCAATTAGCAGAAGGCAAATAGCGTATATCATTTTGAGTAGATGTCTTGAAGTTGTCCAATAAGGTAACAAGCTACTAAAAATACGGCTAAAAGTTGTGCGGTTTCTTTTTTCATTGTGTTTGTGTTTTGATTAAATAATAATCAAATATACAAGTTTTTCACAATAAACAATAAAATGTAAGTAATTATTTTTGCAACATTGTTACAATTATACCAGCTTTAATTAATAAATCTATACCAGATGTGTCCCTATATTGTTCTAAATAAACAATTTTAATTATGCCCGATTGTATTATAATTTTTGCACATTCATAACATGGCGATAATGTAATATACATCGTTGAGCCATTTGAATTATTTTCAGACTTTGCACATTTTGCTATTGCATTTGACTCAGCATGTAAAACGTCTGGCTTAGTCTTTCCATTATCTAATTCACAAATATTATCAAACCCACTAATTGTACCATTATAACCTATAGCTATAATATTGTCATTTTTTACTATAATAGCACCTACTTTTTTTCTTTGGCAATAAGAAGCTTCGGAAATTGTTTGAGCTATTTTTATATAAAATAAATCTTTATTTTTCATTTTTAACAAATGTTCCGTTAATCATATTGCCTTCTCTATTTGCTATTTCTTTATATGCACTATTAATACAATCTTCTATTTTAATACCTTCTAATGCAGCTAAATTTGTTAACACTACTATACAATCACCTATAGCATCAATAAAATCTAATTCTTTATTTTTTAAAATTGATACCGCTAATTCACCAACTTCCTCTTGCAATTTAATAAACTGTGTTTTTTTATCCCCTTTATCATAAATACCTTTATTTTTTGCCCACTCTCTAATAAGATTAAATTCATTTGTTAGTTTCATATATTCATATTTGCTTTAATAAATTTTGTGTATTTATAGTTTTCTAAAATTACATTATTATAATGAAAATTATCTATAGTATCTTTTAAATTTAATATAGGATAATCATGACATTCTAAATCTATACATTCTTTTGCTTGATTATAATGGCTCATATATAAATGAAGATTTGAAACATAATAAGAAAGTTTAGAATTTTTTAAACCTAGCTCATTTTGTATTAATCTAGCTAATATAGCATAAGAAGCAATATCAAATGGCAAACCTAAAAACGCATCCGCGCTTCTTTGATATACTGATAAATATAAAGTATTTTTTATTACATTTAGTTGAAATAAAATATGGCATGGTGGCAAACAGCCTTGGTCTAATTCACTAGGATTCCAGGCTGTAACAATTGCTCTTCTTGTATTTTTATCATTTTTTATTAAATTAATACTATTTCTTAATTGGTCTATTTTTTTATCCCAATCTCTCCATTGTATACCATAAACTCTACCAATACCTTGCATATTAGCGGCTTTAATATTATCATCCCATATAATTAAACCATGATTATTAATGTCTTCTTTTTTTTCTATCTTATTAATAAAACAATATAATTCTCTTGATACTTGTGATAATATTAATTTTTTACCCGTAGTAGCCGGGAATGTTTTTAAATTAAATGTTTTATGCCATCCAATAAAAACTTTAGCATCCCCGGCTCTTGTGGTAATAATTGGCTTATTAATTAATTTTTTAAGCGTTTGTTGTAGCCAATCTTTTTTTGCCATAGTAATAATAATTAATTGAATTTAATGTAGTTTTTACATTTTTTTCTGTTAAAAAAACTAAAATTTCTTTTGGTTTTAAATTAGAGTTTTCTTTTAACTCTTTTACTTGGCTTTTTACTGTTTGTTTTTGGTTGTTCATTTGTTTTATTTTTAAAGTTATACAATGCTGCAATATACGAAATCATATCTAAATAAGTATCATGCTTATGGTTATATGACATTCTACTTAATTTTAATGAAATTAAAACTTTATAAACATCTTCTGTAGTAATTTCTTTATTACATAATTCTGACGCAATAATTGATACTTTTTTTAATGACTCATCAAACGGGCCATATTCTCTTATTTTTTCTTCCGCTCTATCATATACAATAGAGTTAGCTTGTAATAATATTGTTTCCATTTTGTATAATTTTTATAAAAATACAAAACTTATCTATACAATAATATAATTTATTATATATTTATTATTAATATATGTATATAATTGATTATAAAAAGGCGTACCTACCTGTGCCACGTTTAAGGCTAAAGTTCTGCCAAGCCAAAGCCAAAGCCATTACGGCATCATCGTGAAAGCCTGAAGGTGCGGAGTACTTTACCCCCGTTGCCGTGTACATATATTCAAATACTTCTAACTCCTGGCTTATTATCCCCTCAGGATAGCCAATTTTCCCTTGATGTATGGCAGCTTGTAAGCCTTCCATTAGTTGTTGTTTACTTGAACTTGTAAACTTTAAGCCTTGTATCATTACCCCTTCACGTTGTAAGTCCTCAAGGATAGGGTCGCCAACCCCCGTAGAATCGACAAGGATAGGGCATTTAGGCAGCCTAAGGATAGTTTGCTTGGTATTATGCCAATCCATCTGAAAGCGGTCAAAATAAGCCACATTCCCGTCTTCGTCTAAACCTACTATAACAGTCCAATCGACCGACTTGGCAAGGTCAATCCCATAAGCTACAACAGGCATTGTTGTTACTGGGTATAAGCACTTGTGTATATGTTGGCTTCCGAAAGGGTTAGCTGCGTTCTCAGCAGGGTTTGCCATATACTCTTGCTCGAATACAACCTCTGGGAGTTGCTTCCTTGCATCGTCTATTTCGTTGGGGTCAATATATGGGTTATCGTATGTAGTGAATTTAAAGCTTTGCCAATCGGGTTCGGCTTTGCTAAATAAACTAAAGAAGTAGTTTTTACCTTTAGGGGTGCTTAAAAATATAGCTTTCCCTTTGTAGTCAGTTAAAGTAGGTCTTATCGAGTTGAGCCACCCATCTTCAAGGTTAGGTATAAAGGAAGCCTCGTCTATTACGGCTAAGTGGAACTTTAAACCTCTAAGATTGTCTAACCTTTCGCCCGTAAAAAAGCGTATGCTCCCACCCGTTATGAATGTAATAACAAGGTCGCTTTCGTTCTTAGAGTATATCTCCAATGGTAATAGATCAACTATTTCCTTAAAAAATATCTTTCCTAATTGGTAAGTAGGGGTAATGTAAGCTACACGCTTTTTATTAACTGCGGTATCTATGCTTATCGTTTGGCTAATCAAGGACTTGCCAAATCTTCTCCCTGCCATCATTACAATAAATCTACTTTCGCAGTCGATTACTTGCTTTTGTGCAGGGTGTGGTTTATGTAAGCTTAGACCTATTGTTTGCATTACTTATCGTAAGTTATTTTGATCTCACTTACTTCGTGCTTATTCTCGGACTTCTCTACTAAGCTATTCAAACGCTGAGTAATGCTTGGATTGTAAACCCCTGCCATTCCCCCTTCGATTTGGTCTTGCCTTATTTTTCTCCTAATATGCGAACAGATGGTTAAAAAATCTGCGTAAGCATTATTTGTATTAGCAAAGTAATGGCTTAAATCTCCAATAATTCCTTTGTCTGCGCAATAGTTTTCAAAGCCTTCTATTGTCAAAGGGCGCTCCCTTAATCTGTAAACTTCATCTCCGTCTTTACCTACGAAATCGTGTACTTTAATAGGATTGCTTTTGCAGTATTCTGCGTACTCGTTAAAGTATTGAAGCATTAGTTCTGGTGTTTCTATAAGTTTAAACCTACCCATCTATCTTGTTTTTATAGTGTTGGCATATCCTATCCATTACGGAAAGGTAATATGTGTTAAAATCTTTGTATCCTTCGTTGTCTTGTTCGTATGTCTTGTATAAGATGCCCCTTAATCTTTGACTTGGTGTTTTAAACATGTCAGGGTCAGCTTTTAGGTTTTCTAATACGTCTTGCTCTTCTTTACTAAACGGCTCTTCTTTAATTGCCAAGTAGCAGAACTGTTGGTTAAGTTGGAATATATCCGCAGCATCTTTAGGACTTAGTTCCTGGGTTGCTAAAGTTAGCTTAATTGTCTTGTCTTTGCGTGAAGCTATGCTTTCAATTTGTGAACTTAATAAAATCATAGTATGCCGTTAATTATGTCGTTTGCTTGGTCTATTGCATCTTCTTGATCAAGGTAAGTGTCTACGTCTGCTATGTGTTTGTTAATTAAAGTTTCTGCCATTGCGTAGGTATAATGCCCTATCGTGGTCATATTGTCTCCGTTTTTACCCGTCTTACATACCGCAAGGAAGTAAGCTTTATGCGTAAGGAGTAGCCATATAGCGTTTAGTTTTCTCATCTACCTTGACCTTTGTAATCTTTAGGTCTTGGGTTATGCTTATTAAAGGATTTCTTTGCAGACCCTCTTTTGCGTTTGCCAAAGCTAACTTTGTTATTGTTCTCTTTAATCTTTGCCATAATTCTTTGCGTGTATGTCTTTTAGAAACTCTTTATATTGTTTTTTGTCTCCGTATTCTATGTGGCAATTCCTACACAATCCCATTAAGTTTTCAATCGTGTCTTTGTCTTTGCTGCCACCCATTCTCCTCGCCTCAATATGATGTATATCTACCGCTTGTGAGCCACACACTTCGCAAGGAATGAAGTCCGTTTTTTTATACCCCATTCCCTGCAAATATATTTGTGTGTGTTTCTGCATACTTTCCCCATTAAATTTCCCGTTGATTAATAATTAAAAAATTTAAGTATGCAAATTATTTATTGTCTATTTCTTTTAGTTTGTTAATTGCCCATTCAACACCAGAAGTTCCACCCCAAGCGTCCCACATTAACCCACCACAACCTTCACTATAAGGGACGTCTTTATGTTGTTGATGTCTTTTAAAGGAAGCCATACGAGCAATCGTATCTCTACTAATCGGCTCACGATTTGCTAATTGATTTGCTCTTGCTTTTCCTGTTGCTTCTCCGCAAGAACCCCAACCATTTTTTTTTGCCCATTCTAAAGCACGTTTTGCGTTGTTAGTTGCACTTTCAGGGTAATCGGTATAGCTATCTGCGAACTTGCCACCTGCAAGGATAGCCTTCCAAACTTTGTTAGCTTTTTCTTCGGTATCGTAAACGCAACCGCCTGAGCCTATTCTATATTTCCCGTTTGAGCATTTTATTACTGGCATAGTTTACTATAAATATACTTTCGGTCTAAATTTATCTCGTCAAAGTTATACTTCTTTTTGCAGAACTCAAATAGCTTTTGTCCGCTTTCCTTTCTCATATCCGTATCGCTCACTAAATCTCTTATATGTTTATACCAATCTTTTTGGCTTTTAACGTAATGTACGGGCATATCTAAGTAAGGATTGACGTGGCTAACAATGGCAGGGTTCTTTTTAGCAGCCGTTTCTAATACCTTTAAATTTGACTTCATAGCATTGAACTTGTTATCTACCAATGGGATAACTGAAATGTCTGAGTCCGTATAAGCACCCATATATTCCGTTACCCTTGCATAGTTATAGATTGTAGGGTTAAGTTTTAGTCCGCAAGTGAAGGCATCAATCATTTTATCCCATATAGGTTTCTCCCCGTCATTGTAACCTGCTATTACAGTTCTAATATTCATACCTTGTAACCTTTTAAAAGGTTGCCTTAGTATTTCAATATCCCTTTCGTGCGTTCCGCTACCTGACCAAAATAATCTAACCTTGTAATCATCAATCTTGTTATCCTGGAACTGCTCTTGCCCGTATGGTAAAGCGTTTGGTAATATGTGTACGTTCTTATTAAATGGGCTTATCTCTCCTGCTAACCTTTCGTGTGTGCAGGTACAAAGGTCTGCAATATTTAAGTAATCTGTAATTAATTTAGGTATGTTATTATACTTGTATCTCCAATATAACAAATGGCTTTCGCTAAGTTCCCAATAATCGTCATTATCGACTACTAACTTAAAGCCGTACTTGGTGCGCCAAGTGTCCATTTTCTTTGCATCAATCTCGTTAAGCATTCTATTCATTAACACAATATCCCAACCTTGTTCAAGTAGTTCGTCATTCAATACATCGGTAATAAGTGCGTACTCTTTTTCCATATAAACAATAGGCATCATTATTCGGTGCAGTCCTACACCGCTATTAGCTGAAGTTATACAAAGTATTTTCATAAGTTTATATAATATGTTTTATTCCCATTTGTATAAGCACATACATTATTGCTATGCAAACTCCAGGTCTTTTGTACTAATTCATTTTTATTGTAACCATAAGCATCAATGCTATTTTGCTCAATATGATTAGCGGTATATTCTTTAATAAATTTCGTATGCAAACCTGCCGCCCTGCATCTCGTACAATAATCTAAATCTATTGCCCCGTATGGGTCAAGTTCTTGATTGAATGCACCAACTCTTTTTATAGTTTCTTTTGTTATAGTAAAGTTGCCAATTAAATCAGCCGTGTCATTACCTGTACTATGTAAAGGAATAGAACAAATACCAA